TATCACATCCTGAAGTAGCATCAGCAGAATCACAATTGAAATCAATGTTGTTACTATTACCTGTTGTACTCCACACACCAGTAAAGCTATCACCATGAATATCAAATGTAATTATATTACTAGCACCCACTTGGTCGATATTAAAGTTAGTTGCTGAACCACTAGCGGTAGATGCAGTTGTGCTATTGCCGATCATATTTCCATCGCCATCTTGTAGTACATCAAATACTAATGAAGCTCCTGCCTGTGTTACATAAATCTTATTTGTTGCCATTACTGACAAACTCATCATTAGCATAACAAAGAAACTGAAAATCTTCAAATTACTCCCCCTGTTTTACTATATTTGGATGTTTCGCCCATTCGTCTAATAGTATACTAGAATCTATTATATTTATAATTGGAACCTCTTCTTTTGGTAATTCCCACTCCCATAGTCCTAATTCTTTACCTTCATGTACCATTTGCAAGACTGCATATTCAATCGCAGTACGAATTGCATAGTTCACTGGTTCGTTAGTTGCATTACCAGATTCTATCTCTAATGCTCTTGTACCTAAATCTAAAAATTTAAATACATCAGCACCATTACTTGTACTCGCAATTGTTTTTGAGACTTGTACAGTTAGTAAAATCTCTCCTGTTTGTACTCCAACAAGCCTTAATGAAACTGTTACTTGATCTGTTCTATATTCTTCGCCAATACCTAAACCAAAATATCTCATACCAGCGCCACCACTTGTCGTATTCGTGTCATAACCTACAATACCACCTTCTAGTATCAGTCCAGCAAATAACATAGGAGATAATGAATCTACTCCAGTCGCACCATCATATAATTCTCTTGTACTTCTTATTAGTTGTCGTTCTTTGACTACATTATCTAAACTTGCTCTCTCAACAACTGTAAACCAATCACCATTGCTAACTGCCATCAATGCTTGTATAACCCAAACATCAGCTCCCTGTGAAACTGCTGTGGATAATCCAACTTGTTTTCTCTGTCCTGTAACATCAGGAAACTTATAGACAGCAACTGTAATCTTTACTGGATTGCCATCACCATCTGTTGGTACGTTTATCAAATCAGGTATTTCTTGTAATAATACCTTAGTTGGTGTACCTTCTATAAACGGCATATCACCTTGTATTGGTTCAGTCTTTTGATTTATTCCACATGCGCCAACTAAGCACGATAATAAAGCTACTGCTAAATATTCCATATTCATAACTTATTTAAAATTTAAAGTCTCCTACTGGTACAATTAATTGTGTTATACCACCAGAAGCATCAACAATTGTCAATGTAATTGTTTCTGCTGTTTCATCTTTTATCCATGAAACTGTAGAGCCATCAGGTAAAGTTGCTGTACCACTAAGTGGACATTCTAATTCAGTCGTAGTAGTATCTTCGGTACAATTAGTACCAAACATATTATCAACCATTTGTTTGGATAGATTTGCAAAGATACGACTTTCAACATTTGTTACGAACTTAGCAAGAGTAGTATTCTTAGCCGCTCTATCAGCTGCCTTTTCGGCTGCTGTCTTGTCGTCTTTTACTCCCTCTGATCTATTAAATTCTATTTGCGCAATAGACATCACATGAGTAGAATAGCCAACCCCACTAAAAGCAGGACTCTTAAACCCAAAGGTTAACTCACTAGCCTGGATCGATGTGGTTAACAGTAGTAGTATTATTCCGACTAGCCACATTTTTCTCTTGCTCCTGTAATATCATATCAAGTTTAGCATTAAGTCTAATCAAATCATTATCCAACATTCTAACCCTATCAATTAATTTAATCAAAGTTATATGACTATCACCAATAATAGGGTCTACCTTTGTAGACACCCATGTCCATATAAAATATATAAAGTAACCCATAGCAGCTGCAGCGATAATAGGGAAACCATAATCGCTAACTAATTGTCCTATAGAATCCATTAGTCTCTCCTAGCATCTGTTTTACCATCAGCTCGTGCTATTCGATCAACATCTGGTCGTATATTGAAAGCTTGACACATTTTTACATCTATTCGTATCAATTCACTATTCATTGTTTTAACTCTATTGTCAAGAGCTTGTGCAAACATCCTTTGTTGCTTAATATCGTCTAAAACGCCATCTAAAATAAAATTTAGTGTCAAGTAAACAAAATATCCAGCTGCACCAGCGCCAACAATTGGGAATCCAACCTCTGTAATTAGATCTAAATATGCTTCCATGTATGTTTACCTGAGTGCCAGTAGTGGTTACTGTACTAGAGTTATGACAGGAATTACCCATATCATCCAGAATGTTATAACTATAAATCCTGCGATTATGTTATTTCGCAGTCTATGAGTCATATTAATCCCTTAAATCCAACCTGTTAATAAATGCCATATTGCACTAGCAGTATTACCTATAAAGTTAACTCCTGCTCTTGGTATAGCTATAATTTGTTCAGCACAACCTGAAACGATTAGTGCTGTAAAGAGTAATAATATTATTAAATAAAGTTTTTTCATATTATCCTGTTGGTTCCGCATCAACAATGTGACTATTCATACCTGAAAGACCACCAGCATCAGTAGGAGTTAATGCAGTAATACCAGTAACAGCTGTACCTGATGTACTAACATTGATTGCCCAAGCATCTAATAATGTCTTAAGATACTTTTGGTCAGCATTCCACTTAAAGCCTTTAGCTTGTTCACCATATAAAGTAGCTTGTTTACCCATAATACTATTAGCATTAGGTGTGGCATTAGTAGTTTGTAATGTTTGTCCATATTCAGTAACTTTCTTTTGAGTTATTAAAAGTACTTCAGCATTAGTTTTTTCTGCCCCAATTGCATATGCAACAGATTGCTGTAAAGCACTTTGCATTGCTCCTAAATAAACAGTTGCAAAATCCCCACCAGTTATTCTGCCTAGTTGATATTGTGCTTCTAAATGTGTAGTAACGGCTTCCATTAAGTCATCAAAGACTCCAGTACCTGTAACTACATTATTAGTAACTGTTAAACTAGCACCTAGTGTTAATGTTGCATTATTAAGAGTTGGCATAGTATTATCCTATTGATCCAGTTGCTTTTTGTTTAACTCGTAATTTTTCTATTTCATCTTGAGTTAAAGGGGGTAACACTTCAATATTAAAAGCTTTAATATTTTGTGGTTCCATAAATTCCTGACCATTACGTGTAATTTTTTTAAATATTTGACATTCTGCAGCCGTAAGATGTTCATAGAGAATATTAGGTATATGCCAACCCTCTTCATTATTATAAGGAATATATTTTTTAACTGCCTTACCACCATTAAGTTGTTTGTTACCAACTGTAAAAATATCACCAGCATGGTCACGCTTAAGAGGATTATTTGATCTAACAATTACACGAATAAGTTTCATAGCTTCTGTTTGTCTTAAACCTTCTAATTCAACACCATTAAATTTAAAATCTACTATATCATCATCAGTTAACATAGTAACTCCCATTTCTTTTGCTAATTCTTCAGCGGTTTGACCTTTTGAAGTAATAGAAATAGTATTATCAATAGGAGTGCCTTCTTGTGTAGCTTTTAAAGCTTTCTCCAATTTCTCACGTTTACTATTAAAGTGCATTTTTACACCGTGATTACTTAATTCATCACTAATTTGTTTGGATGTCATTTCTTCAATTTGCATATTATCTCCTTTAAAAATCTTCCCCACATACATAGTATGTGGAGAAGATAAGAAAACTCAAATTAAGCTTTCTTAGTCCAAAGTATACCTAGGCGTTCAGGGCGTAAAGCCATGAAACCATAGTACCATTTGATTGAGTAAAACCCTTTTTCACCGTAAGGGTCATTTACGTCCGCAGTCTCTTTACCTGGCTTCTTGTGAGTAGTAGTGAATTTCAAAGTCTTACCATCAGTTTGGAAACCGATAGTAGTAAATGAACCATCACCAACACAAAGCATTGGGTAAATATCAACACCCGATGCACCACCACCTGTATCAGACAACATTTCAGGAACTACAATAAAACGGAATTGGTCCACTGAACCAATTTCACCATTTAGAATTGTAGTAGCATCAGCGTACTTTTCTACACCAATGAAACCTGAACCTACAGCAGAACTAGTATCAATTCCTTTCATTTTACGAACTAAAGGAATTAAGTCTGGACCAATGTACATAACACGTCCACCCATTACAGTTTTAGTGTCAGTCATACGAGAACCTGAAATTATCTTAGTTGTTCTTGGAGTCTTATTGTTATCCAAGGCAATAGATAAAGTCATTAGGTCATCATAATCAACGACTGCAGCTACAGTAGCTTTAGTTGTTACTACACCTGGATACTGAACAGTACCGTTTGTAGTAGCTTCGTTGATTAGGTCTTTTTGCAATTGAGCTTCAGTTAGCTCAGTTGCACCTACCATCATTTCTTCAGTTATATGACCTAGTAACTCAGAATCTGAATCGAAATCCAAAGACTCTTGAGTATACTCAGTGAAGAAACCTTGCTTGATAAGTGAACCAGTTATCTGTGTACGTGTGAAACCGACACGGTTAACTCTTCCACCATTCTCAGTCAATGCTGGTAGACGATCAGTGATTACACCAACATCTTTTGATGAACCATAAAGGTTACCATACATTTGCTTAGTGCTACCACCAGTACCAGCTGCAGTTACAGCATTAGCTGAAGTTGCATAAAAACCAGCATGAGTTGCAGTTGCTGCTGTATGACCAGTACCACCTGTTGCTAGTACACCTGCTGCAGACCAAGCCATAAACTTAGTACTAGTTTGAATTAAACCATCTGCATCAAGACCTTGATCCGTAGTGTTTAAATCATCTAGTAATGGTTGGTATACATCTTGCTTGATTGTCTTACCATGATGTTTAGGCATAGCCCTTACATCTGCTAAAGGCATAAAGTACTGAATGTCACGTACTTTAATGAGCGCTTTTTTAAAGTAAAAATCAGTGCGCGCTTGAGCACCGATATTACTGGCACCATTGGCGCCTGTTCCGTATTCTAAAGCCATTTTAAGCTCCTATAAACGTTTAAAAGAAAAAGATTACACATCAGCTAATTTCATAAATTCTTCGTCCGACATATTAAGAAAATTTCTTGGACTAGATTTAGCTTTACTTGTAGTCTTCTTTGTTGCTGCTGCAGCTTTACGCTTTTGTTGTATCTCAACAGCATCCTTTGCTTTCGTCTTCGGTACAGATGTAGAAGAGGGATTAGTAACCTGTCCATCTAAAACTATGTCGCCTTGTTGTTGTAATTGTTCTGCAACTTGTTTATATGCTGCAACATCGGGTATATTTAATCTACCTAATGCTCGTTCTGTATCAACAACAGATTGAACTTTATCATATACACCATTAAAAACATGGTCATTGATGATTGAAATAATTTCAGGATTATTAGATATTACTTTCTTACTTTCTTCATCCCACTCTTTTCCTACAATACGTATAGTCTTGTCAAAAGAAGGACTTGATTTAATATCCTCAAGAACCTGATTTAATTTAAATTCACTATCAGAAACTCCATAGTTATTTGGTTTATAATTTACTTCTTCAGTATCTATATCTAACGGATCAATACCACTATCTTTTATAAGCTGGGCAATTGCTTTAGGGTCTTTTTTAGAAATATCAATTAGATTATTAAGTTTATCTTGACTTAATAAACCTTCTTTTTCTAACATACTTATCATTTTTAAATGAGGACTTAAAGTCTTCATTTTAGAATGATAATCAGCACCTTTTTGCATTAGGGAAATAGCATCATCAATGTTAGTGACTTGCATCATCCTCTTGCTAGCTTTAAATGGTGACATTATTCGTTTATATGCTTCTTCAAAATCTACTTTAGTTGTTTCTTTAGAATCGTCTTGTTTAGCTTCAACGACTTCTTCTGTGTCAACTATTTCGGTATTATCAACCATATCTGTATCTTCAGACTCTGTATCTTTAGCATCTTCTAATGTTTCGTCTTCTAGGGGAACGTCTTCTTCTTCTAGGTCAGCTACTGCATCTTCTGATATCTCTTCTTCAGATTCTTCCGTAGTACTTTCAGACGCTTCAGCTTCTTCATCAGGTGCAACCTCATCAAGAGTTACTTCTGCATCTTCACTTGCTACTTCTTCAGAAGTTTGCTCTTCTTCGGAAGTGTCAATTTGGTTAGTCTCTTCTTGAGAAGCTTCTTGTGCTATTAACGCTTCTTCAAGTTGACTTAAATCTTGTTTTAGGAATTCTTCATCATCCATTCCTAGGGGACTTTGTACTTCAGCCATTAGCTTAAGTCCTCCTGGAGTATTTCAGTCTTAGCATTCTCATCATCTTGATAAGCTTGCTCTGCCTGCATACCTCTTGTAAGGACACTATCAAAAAAGTTACTTAATGCACCAATACCATATATCATATTGTCAATTAGCTTTTTTTGATCTTCGCTTAATGCACTACTCTTAGCCATAACTAAGCGTGCTGCTTCTTCTTTAAAATAATAATCAAGTACTACTTTTCTAAATTCTCTATTTTTAAAAAGTTTTAATGTACTCTCTTTAATATCAATAAAATGCTTTGCTTCTTGCATATTATTATCTAATTCTTCTAACTGTTCTTCTGTGCTCATCGTGTGTCCTCTTATTGAGATAAAAACAAAGTAGTGCTATTTTTACATATAATAACTGTAATTTACTATATATAATTTCTATTTTCGTGATTATATCACGATTTTTCAAACATTACTCCCCATTTACATTGGTTCATTAATTATTGCATCTACAACTTTACTATCCATAATATTTTGTTGATCAACTTGTTTCATATCTTCTTCATGTTGTCTATTAACTCCTGATTCTTGTTCTACAAAGGTTAAGTCATCTAAATCAGCTTTACTATTAATACTTCTAGACTTAGATAATTCTGTTTGTGTCTTTGCTTTCTTATATTCAACATCAACTTGATTTTCCATTGCTTTAGCACTCTCATTAGCAATTTGAGCTTGTAGTAATTGCATTTCAAGCTGAGCTTTCTGTTCAGCCATAGGATCAGGTTGTGGCTGATACTCTTTAATTTGTTTAGCTAATTCAGGCATCTTACGTAATCGAGCAATATCAGCTAATATAATTTGTGACATAGATGCATCCATGTTGTTACCCATTGTTTGCAGCATAAAGGATAGTTCTTGTGCTTTTTCATTATCTGCTTCAGCAGTAGATATATTTAATTTAATATCATACATACCACCTAAGTCTTCACGATTAATAGCAATAAATTCTTCATTTGTTACTCGTATAATTTCTTGATCAGATAAAAATTCAGAATTCATTGAAATAATCTTACGACCTATTTGATTAATACCTGCAGCTAAACGTCTAAGTATTCCTAATTCACGTTTAGAGGTTGCGTCTAAAGCACTTCTAATACCAGTAGCTGTAGCACCTAATGCTTGACCCGTAATACCACTATTAAATGCTTTAACACCTGTTAATGATTCAGCTTCATTATTTTGTAAAGTAAGCATAGTTAAAGCACTTTGGGGTATTTCAGGATATGTATCCATATGAAAGGCTTGTCTAGGGTCTACATTAGAATTAAACTTATAATCAGCCCCTTGTTCAAACTTACGGGCATTAGTAACATCTAACGCATCTTTACGGATACCCATTTGTCCATTAGCTGATCTACCAATAATATCAATCATACCTCGTGTTACAGCACCAACAATCTTTTGGTTATCTTCTAATAATGCACCATCTGGTTGTCCATATATGTTTTTACGTACTGGTAAGTATTGAACTGATATAAAAGGTAATTTTTTATCAGGGAATGGATTTGCCTCCATTCTAATTAATACATCACCAACCCAAGTAGCTATAAAAGGTTCTACTTCACCAGTATCATTTATATCCCAATACCCCCAATATTCAAATACTATTATTTTTTTACGAGGTTCATCTTTAAATTTAAAGTTTGTAGTATCTTCAAGATTATGATCTGGTTGAGCTAATGGGGCAGCATTCTCTATTATTATATGATCTAAGTTTTCATATCTTCCATCTTTTTTGAGTTCAGACATTGATGTTTCAAAATTATATATAATAAAGTTAGCTTTATCTAAGTCTCCTAAACATGTAGGATCAATAATTATATTGTTATAGTCACATACTTCTAATTCTGGTTGATTTTTAAGGATTTTTACCTCATCTTCCATATGTGTACCTACTTGTATAGGCATCATTGGAGTACCAGTTTCCATAGTTAACTGATGTGCTTCTTGTATTTCTGGAGAAGTTTCATTTTGAAATGCTTCAGGGTCTTGTTCCATCATTTGATGTAACTGTTGATGCATTTGACCTGATTCAGGTGAAGGTTGAAATTCAAAATCAGGAACTTCAACTTCTATAATTTCATCTTTATAATCCCACCCCACTTTAACAATAACAGTACCTTCATCTACAGCTGTACGGATGTATTCATCGATAAATGCTGTTTTATCAAGTTTACAATTTACTTGATAGTTAAGTAACAATTGATTTTGTATAGCTGACTCTTTATCTTCAAAAGTCATAGGTGCTGTATTAAACAAATCATCAGTTGATAAAAATGGTTCACTTAATGCAGCATATCGCCATTCTGCTTGTTTACGAATAAGTTTAGGAACAATCTTAGATCTTCCTGTCTTATTAGCAATTATTTGTTCACCTTTTAAAGCACTTAACCAAGTATCAACCTCTAATACATGAGATGTATGAGATGCTTGTGCCTCTTCATAATCTTGTTTAAGTTCTAATAAGTCAGGTGGATTTTTCCAATCTACAAGCTTTTTTGGTTCACTTAAATCCACATCTAAGTCATGTTGTTTTTCAGCCATTAGCTACTTCCTTAAGTTGTTGTGCTACATAATACTGCATTATGCGAATATCTTCATATTTTTTAACTTTATGTAGAGTTTTACCTTGATACTCTATTGTTGTATCCATGTATTTATCAAATAAGCCTACAGTATTTTCAAATAAAACACAATATATGTCCTTATCTCTTACTATTTCAGTACAAAAATATTCATATACTTCCATAAAGTATCTTTTATCATCAACAGTACCAGCAATAGCTACACTAGTAATAAAGTAAC